CCGCAGCGACAAGTGCAAGAGCAGCTGTTAGGAACGCTCGTCCCCAACTTGCTAACATCTTTTTTAGATCCTGTGTCATCATTTCCTCCTAGTAATGGAATGTTAAAAAACGCTTGATTCTCATCCCCAACCTTTGTAAAGCTGATGTGGATGTGCTTTGTATGCGGATTGACTCCGGTGTATTTTTTCCAGCGCCAGAGGCTTCGAGAGCTTGCAATCTTGTGATTAAAGATGACATAAGCAATTCGTTTATCTGACTTGGCTGCAATTCGAATCTGGTCGGCAATGTAAGCAGCTGTGGAGGCTTGTTTGTCGAAATCAGCATCGAGGTCGATAGCGCGGACATACCCTGAATCAGGGTCAGGGTTATGATCGCTCTTTCGGGTTGAGTGCTTGGCATCCCCGATTGTGCCGTCCGAGTGACGCTTTCGATCTGGATAAGCATCGTCTGCCTGTTCTCTTAATTGAACAACTGACTTACTCAGGCGTGGTTTCATTTAATTTCCACACTCCACTCTCGTCTTTTGTGTACCCAAATCCATAAGGGCATGGCTCATACTCTTGAGTCATTACAATCCAAGCGCTTTTAAATCATTTACAGTTAAACCCAAAGCGGCAAGTTTTGTTTCTGCTGTTTTTTTATCGGCTTCTGCCTTTGTTTTGGCAGCCGTTTCGTCTGCCTTAACTTCTAAAATAGCAGCATTAATCTCTGCCTGAGTTGGTGCATCGCCTTGTAATTTATCCCACTTGATTGTTGAATAATCATCATTAGATAATGAAAACTCTGCTTCAGGATGAAGTTTCTTGATTGCTAAACCTAAATAATTCATTATGCACCAATTTCTAATAAAATGATTGAGGCTGTTTGGCTATTTTCTTGGAAAGTTATTTGTGAACTGTTAGCCGTTGATAATAATTTGGCTTGGGTTTTGTATGTTGTTGAACTAGTCGTTGATGGACTGTCCAAATAAGTGATCGTATGAACTGCTCTAAAGTTGCGACCATTCACAGTTGTTGAAGATGAGTCATAAGTGTATTCATAACCACCTGAACCAATTACATTAACAGCAGTTGCCCCTCTTAAAAGTTGATAACCAGCAGCTCTTTCACCCGAACCGACATAATTTACAAAGTTTTGCGTTACTAAAACTAAGATCTTTGAGGTTGCCGCGCTTGGTGTTATCGAACAAGATAATCCTGTATCAGTAAATGATGTTGATTGAATCAGAGTTGATGTTGTAGTAGTAGCAGACACAACTTGTAACACCTTACCGCCACCTGCAGGCGCTGCCCAAGTTGGCACACCACCAGCAACGGTCAAAACATTGCCAGTTGAACCAATGGCTAAACGAGTGTTTGTATTAGCAGTTGATGATCGGTATTCGATGTCGCCAAGCGTTGTCGATGGATTAAGCGCCTTGGTTGTTGTATCGATAGAGGAGCCGAGCGTGCGGATAGCAGCTGCGCCGTCCTTAACGAGATCGGTATCGTCCGGGGTTTCCCAGGAGTAGTTAGTTGTCGTTGCCATGTTTCTCCTTTATCAGGCTACTATTGTAGCGTCAATCCATTCTAGGCTAGCGCCTATTGTGTTCCATGTCTCGGCTGCTGAGACCCCATTCCAACGAGTGGACTGGAGACTGTAAGCAGTTGGCGAAACAGTTAAAGTTAAATAAAGCGAGTTATATCCAGCGCTGAAAGTCCAGCCCTCAACAAAACCCTGAAATTGACCATTAGTTATATTTGAAGGTAAATCAGTAATGTTTACTGGCATACCCATAAACACTTCTAATAAAGCATCACGATCACTATCATCAATTTCAGGACTGGTTATTGGAAAAGTAATTGACTTAAATTGAGCTTCTGGAAAGGCCCGCAAAGCAAGGTAAAAATTAGCCTGAGATATAGCATCAGCTGCGTGTTCAAGTGAGGTTATAATCTCATAAGCCTGTTGCCCATAGATTCCGATTGATTCAATATCAGTTGCAGATTGCTGAGCATTGGCCTTGTAGGTAATTGTGACGTTATTGCGAACATCTCCAGAACGCTTTGAGGTTCGAATACCGCGAGATAAAGCATGATTGCCAGTTAAATCAACATAACCGTTAGTAGCAAGATATTGGCTTCGATGAGTACTGTCGGCATACCCAATTCTGCCTTCTGAGTCCTCAAAGAGGTATCCCAATCCAGAAGTAGCCAGAGAAGATACAAGGCTGTAAATGTCAGTTGTGTTTGATGAGCGAGCAGTTAATTCATAATCACCTGGTTGGTCAATGTCTCCAAGTCCAGAGTTCTCAGCATTAGCCCAAGTCGTTGTTGCGGTGTAAGTATTCCATTGTGTGGCAGCTGGTACTTCATTCCAAGTATTAAACAGCGCTTGGCTCAAGATTGTGTAAATCTGGTCGCCGTCAAAATCCTTGCTTAAAACGCCCGTTGTAAGGGTTTTAGGCAGTTTAGACAAAGCGCCCAAGGCAACTACCTTGACACGCTCTGAAATAGCCGTAGATGACGCCTGAGTGACCTCTACGTCGATGTCTGTAACGTAACCACCAAAGAGGTTTACAAAAGTGCCGGTTGAGTCTTTGACCTTGATAATAATCTGATCATTGATGTCTATGACGATAGGCGACAAATCAAGATTAATTATTTCAACATTGCAATAACCTGCGTAAGGCTGAGAATAAATGTCTTGGCGCCCAGAAGTAATCGTGAGGTTGGCAAGAGTAAGGTTAGTGTAATCGCCTCCACCGTTGATTGTGACTTGCCATTCAGGAGTCCATTGACTCATAGGATAAGAGCCGATCCAACGCCACCGCCACCACGGTAAGAGGATTCATTAATAATCTCAACAATTTGGCGGGCTGTACCTTCTTTGTCCAAGGCTCCGGTTACATTGATGTTGTAAGTCGGACCTGAGGCAGCCATGATTCCAGCCAAAGTATTTGTATTAACTCCAGAGGTTCCAAAAGGAAATGCTGAAGCAGCTACTGCCGTTGATGCAGCTTTGGCTACTGAACTTGTACTAGATGTTGTACCAGATGTTCCACCGCCAGTTGGGCTTGAAATAGTAGGCGCTGTGTAAGTCGGCGTACTTACCTTTGGTGCTGAAACCGTTGGAGTTGTAAATGAAGGCTTAGAGATGGTTGGAATGTTAGGCAAGATTGGGATTGCGTTGTAAGCCTTAATTAAAGCATTGATGCCATCGATGGCTCCAGAGACCAGGCTACGGATTACGTTAATGACTCCGCCTACAATATCCACAACACCAGCAGCAATCTTGGCAACAAATGAAATTGCTCCACCAAGAGCAACAGTAAATACTGGCACAATGTAATCAACGATAAATGAACCAAGCGTTTGGAAAGACTCTTTGTTGCGGTCGATTGCATCCTTGATTGGGTCAAAGAGTTTTGCAAACTTTTCAAAGCCTGGTACGACTTTATTAATAATAATATCAATGAGTGATTGGATAATAGGAAGCAACTTATAGCCTATTGTTTCAACGCTTTCGTCAAAGGCTACTTTTAGACGATCCATGCGACCTTGGAATGTTTCAGCGTTCTTAGCAGCTGCTCCACCAAATAAATCACTCAACTTGGTTTGAACCTGAGTAAAGGACATAGCCTTTAATTCAGCGCTGGATAGTCCAACACCTAACTTGCCAAGAGCTGCAGTATTGCCATCATAAGCCTTACCCAAGGCATTTGCTACGCCTTCAAGTGGCTTGCCTGTCTGAGTTGAAATATCAAGAGCCAGAGCCAGTAATTCTTGAGCCTTGCTAGTTGAGTTTGTACTTAAAGCCAACCGAGCCAGAGCGGGACGAAGTGAATCATCAGCGACACCTGAAGCGCGAGCCATCTTGTCAATCGAATCTTCAGTAGCAGCAATCTGTGCTTTAGTAGCCCCGGTTGCGTTTTCTAGTGCCGAGGCTAATTTAACTTGGCTTTGTTCATCGGCTAGTGCAGCCTTAACTCCATCAACGCCAATCTTAACTGCGTAGGCTCCTGCAGCTGCAGCTGCTGCTAAAAACGCGGCACCGGCAACCTTGCCAAACTTTTCTAACTTACCAGCAGAATCCTCAACGT